CATCAGATGATTTCCATGTAATTGTATATTCCATTTATTACCTCAATTAACGTGTACTGTTCCAATCATGCCCGCACCTTTATGGGGGGCACACCAATAAGTATAGTCACCAGGATCAGAAAATGCAATATCAAACTCTTCACCAGGTAACATTGCGAGGGATTCGTGACCTAAATCGGGACGACCTTCCACAATAACGTTATGTGGAGGAAGCATACCATTTACAAAATGAACTGATTCACCAGCGTTAATAGTTACTTCGGCAGGATCAAATACAAGATTACCACCAGATCCCATGGTTACATCGACTGCCCATGCCGGAGCAGCAAGAAATAATGTAGCGAGAAGTGCAAAAAAGAACTTCATATTCGTTAACTCGACTACACTATCTAGTTACTTTTTACTAGAGATAACTTCCTATTTGTTAGCAACCACTGACAGATTTTGCGACCTCTCCACCAAGATCACTTCCAACTTTAGAACCTAACATAGTTGCCCAACCGGCAGCTAACCATCCAATATAAGGTATACCACTCAACACTGGAGCAAGACCACCAGTCATACTAGCTCCCACGATCGCACCGGTTGACTCTCCAGAACCTTCCGACTTGATACACGCTAACTTTTCTGCAGTTAACTTTCCCTCAGTGTCCGGTCCTCCATTTGATTCATTAAACATTGTATATTCTTTTCGCATAGACTCAGTTTTATCTACACTCTGAGTTCCACCAAAAAATCCTTTTTTATGACTTTCTAGATCCAAATTCTTTTCAGTAACTAATACCTTAGGATCATTAGCATTATATCTAACTTCATATCCATCTTTCCCAACTTTTACATCATAAGAAGAGTACTGTCCGGTAGGAAGATTAATTGCAGGATATTGTGGACGATCAGCATATTTTTCAGTCATCTTCATCAAATGACCAAGAGCACCAATATGTGCAATTGCAACCAAACCACCCACACCAAGAAGAACCCACTTAAATGGATTCTTAGTTGATGTAGGTGTTTCTATTTTTTGGTCTTTCATGTGATCAGGAGTCCAAGACATTGCTTACTTTTTAGGTTCGATTGCAGATACCACTGGTGGTTCTTCTTTCTTAGAAGTATTATTTGTTTTACCATTACCACCATTTTTAGCAGGACTCAATCCGAACGCAGCTAAAGATCCAGAAAAGACCGAGGCAATAAAAGTAGGATCAAAATCTAAAATCTTTTGACCATTTGGAAGTCGAACGTAACTGAATGTGAGAAGAGAGGCAGACCAAATAAGTACTACAACTTTCACCAAATTACCAAGAACTTCAGATTTATCATCATCGTCTGCCTTCTCTACTGCTGGTTTAGTATCAGCCATATGTAGAGAGTGAGGCAGAATTATTTAGTGATATAACCCTCGTCAATAAGATACTTACGAGTCAGTGGTGTTGGTTCATAAACTTCCCACATCTTACCCTTTGCACAGGCAGCAAGTGCATCTTGAGTCATACCTTCGGTTCTACCTGCCCATCCTGCTTCTGCTTCCCAAGGAACTGCATGTTCTGGATATGTTCTTTCTGCCAATACACGCCAAATCATAGGCACATCTTCTTCAGGTTTAATGATAGCAATCAGACTGTTATCAATAGTCCCTGCCATACAATCTTGTGCAGCGTGCCATCCTTCATGACGCATCACTTGCATAAGAATATTGGGACGATCCATGTGTGCTCGATTCAAAAAGAAATTATTTCCTACTGTATGATAAACACCACGATGACCAATGGGAAAATACTTGGAGTCTGCTAAAAACACCCTAACTCCGACTTGCCTAAGAGAGACAAGCATATTGTTGAATTCGTTAGAAAAAGGATAAAAATCATTAGTATTGGAATACTCACTAGAAATATCCAAAAGATTAGTGACTTGTTTGACTCCATCTGTACATTCCCTTAGTAACATACACCCCATAGAATGATGAGTATTATATTCATTTTCTTGGAGAGGGTCTGAATGGGCAGGTAGGACAACCGCTACCGCAGCAACCAGGGATGCAATAATTTTTTTCATGTGTAATACGCTTCGTAGTATTTAACAATGCCACTAGTGGTGACATTGCCTTGTGATACCCAGTCATGAGCACACTCATAGATGGATTTGTTGCTGTATTTAGGAACGGATTCATTCATCTGTCCACCAAATTTTGAAAGAAGAACTTTAAGTGCATTTTCACGCACTTTCATCTTATCATCATTATAACGCCAGTCTTCAGTCATCGTCCACTACCAGAATTCCAACCACCAGGTCCTGAATGAAAATTTTCTGAACCTCCAGAATAATCATAATCTAAAGTTACATTATGATTTTGAGTTGCAATTTCATACATTTTTTGATGAATATCCTCTGATTCGACGGAAAAATTATTTTTAAATTCTTCACGTTTAATTTCAACTTCTTGTTCCATATAATCAATTTGCTTTTGAGATCTTGCCGGTGCAGATCCAAACCATTCATCATCTTTAAGATATACCGGTGCAGGAATCCCAGTATAGTAATTCAGTGCATCTTGTTTGAATGCCTCACCTTCACAATCAACTATATTTTCATCGACGGCACACTCAATATCTTTTTCGTCAATAACATCAGGCCAATTAATACTAGTTGCCTGTTCTCTCCTAAAAATACCCATTGATTCTTTAAGTTTTTGAATAATCATTGCCAGTGATAGTGATAGAAGTTTCCTTTGGGGTGACACATGGGATCTTCAGATGGTACTCGATATCCCAACATAGATTGACCTTTGAAATCTGTTCTTCCATTTAGAACTCTTGACCAATGTGCAATACTTTTATTGCCATCTGGGGAACTTAACTTATTGACCAATCTAGGATCTGGAACTATATAGGAGTTTAAATCAAATCCTTGATATTGTCCCGGAGCAAATACTACTTCAGAAATAGTATCCGGAAACCTATCAGACAAAACACGATTCAAAACAGAAGCAGCTACACAATATTCATCAGCAGAGTTTGGATGTGCTTCTACCTGAATTACCATTGCCAAATTTTTGTAATCAACAAGTGTAAGTGCGGCAAGCAGTTCTAACATAAATTAATAATCTCCAATATATTCTAATGAAAAAATTTCATGGTCTTCGACATTTGGATCTAACCATTCATCAAACTCCATTCTAAGGGAATGTGCATCTTCAACTGATTTTAACACATCATCAGTCTCACTATCACAGAGAACGTGCAGTCTATCAACTGTCCATTCATGTACTTTCTGCAGAGTGTCCTCTAAAGTTACCATAGTCTTTTCGCATGTAGCGTCCAAGAATATTGCTATTATAGTACGCTGGGTCACCATTGTCAAGAGACTCAGATAAGACGTTATTTAAGAACAACTGTTTAGTCTCCTCATAATTACAAGTCCCCTTTGTTTTATGTAAAGAAAGAATCTCTCTCTTAAAGAAAATTTTATTGTTAATCTTTTTAATATCTTCTTTCAATTCTGGACAAGATCCGTAATACCGCTTCCAATCAGATTCTTGTTTTACTTTTCGTTTCTTTCCTGGTGGTGTTCGGAACGACCAAAAATACTTTCTTCCAATGTATGATCGACCGTTGAGGAGATTGGTAATTTTATAAACAAAACCAAAGTTATCCCGAACATCATCCCCAGTAAAAGGTCTGTCCAAATATGTCCATGGGTTTTCATATGAATCCATTCATGTTATTTAAGCTCTTATTATATATCCATCAACCCTAACAAAGGTATTCTAGACAAAAAAAGAGAGGGTGTCAAGCCCTCTCAAGAATTATATCAGTCCTTTGGCATCTTTGCTCCAGACTTATGTCTGGTGGTGCCTGCAGAGTCAACGTATGTCTCTCTCTCCTTTCTAGGAGACACATAACCTACACCAGGAACTACACCAGTCTTACCAGCAGCTCTGGCAGCATTTCTTTCTGCTGCTCTTTGTGCTGCTCTTTTACGGTTACGATCATAAGAACTCATTGCCTCTTCTATAGCAGCAATTTCTTGTTCAGAGAACTTACCAGTTGCTTTAAGTGATTCAATCTCTTCACTCATTCTCTTAGCAACACCAGCTGCCTTGGAAGCAACTTTCTGTGCTGCTCTGCCAATTAAACCTTTAATACCACTCTTAACCTTCTTCTCTACTCTTTCGGTGCCTCTTGCTGCTGCTTTTGCTGCCTTTCCAGGAGCACTCTTTACCGCACTGGCAGCACCAGATACTGCTTTCTTGGCAGAACTAGCAGCAAGAGAAGCATCAACAGCAGCACCTGCTGCCTTGCTCTTTGCCTTTGCCATGGCACCTTTAGCAGCACTACCTGCTGCTTTAACGGCATCTCCTGCCTTTCTCATGGCAAATCTTCTTCTGGCACCCACAGGAGCACCAGACGCTCTTTTTGCTTGGGTATCATGTCCGAAAGTTACTTTTGCTTCGTCAATATAATCATTGGCAGCATCTTCAACAATGACAATAGCATCTTCTTCAGAATATCCCTCTGTAACTAATTCTTCAACTAGTTCATCGCAGATCTCATGTACGAGTTCTTCTTCAATAATTTCTTCTACCTGATCAAATTCTTCACAAACTTTTTTAAATTCGGAGAATTGTTTTTGAGACAAGGACATTTTTCTTATTCTGTATCCATATGAAAATATTTATAAAAAAAGAGGGACTACTCGTCCCCCTTGTATGCTTGATATCCATCATATTCACCGAACATATAGGAATCAGATGCAGCTGCCTCTTTATATGCTCTCATAGAATCTTTAACAATTGGGGTTAAAGGTTCTATTTCATCCATTTCTTTCCATACTTCTTCAAAGGCTGAATCCTGCAAATGTATCTCCTTTGACATCTTGTTTGATTCCTCCAACAATATAGGATTCGACTTCTGTTTCTTGGGGAGCAACCTGGAGACCTTTAGAAGAGATCCAATGCTCTGTCCAAGGAAGTGGATTGTTCTTTGCAGGTATGTCATAGATGGGTTTTAATCCAATTGTCTTCATTCGACGGTTGGCAATCCATTCAACATATTGTTGCAACAGTTTATCATTCAAACCAATCATAGATCCATCTTTGAACAAATACTCTGCCCAAAGTTTTTCTTGATTGACTGCATTTTCAAAAGTACGGATTAACCAAGGTTCTTCTTCCTTGGCAATCTTTTGCATGTCTGGATCATCACCGTTTCTCCACTTATTTAGAATATTCTGGGTAATTACGAGGTGCTGATTTTCATCTCTCGCAATCAAAGAGATGATTTTTGCACTTCCTTCCATAAGTTTGAGTTCGCCAAATGCAAAACTACAAGCGAAACTGACATAAAAGCGAATACCTTCAAGAATATTAACGTTTGCAATTGCTCTATAGAGTTTGCGCTTGAGTTCATATCTTGAGTCTTGTGCATAGGAGATTCCTTCTAATGCGTGTTGCCAATCATTAGTGCTATCATAATGATGTGCCGAATTAATGAAGTCATTATATGCCTCAGTCACACTAGTGGCACGTTCAAGAATACGATCATCATTCAGAATAGTATCAAATACTTCTGAAGGATCGGAATAAACATTCTTGATGAGATATGTATATGAACGACTGTGGATCATTTCCATGAATCCCCAGACCTCCATACACGCTTCTAGTTCAGGTAATGAACAGTAAGGGATAAAAGCCATCCCAGGACCACGCCCTTGTACAGAATCCAGCATGATCTGGTATTTGAGATTGCTGGTAAAAATGTGCTTCTGCTCTGGGCGTAGTGTCTGATAGTCTGCACGATCTTTTTGTAATGAAACTTCTTCTGGTCTCCAGAAGTATCCAAGTTGTTGAGTAGTCAATTTATCAAAAACTGGATACTTGTAGGAATCATACCTCTGAATACCCAGAGGTTTTCCAAAAAACATTGGTTGCTTTTTTCTATCAACCTGTTCAGAATTAAAAACGGTCATTTGATTGACCGTTGCATTTTTGTTGTCCACAGAATCTTTTTTAAATTTTACAAGACTCACAGTCTTCCTCCTCGGCGTTTTCTAATTGACTAATTAAACTTTCTAACTCGGACTTTGTTTCCTCAAGTTCGTCATTCTTATTATCATATGTATTCTGGTAATAAGAAGTCTTCCATCCATACTTATATGTTTTAAGTAGATCCTGTGCCATCACTGAAACAGGAACTTCATTGTTCTCATATTGTTGTGGATTGTAACTCCAGTTTCCAGAAATTGCCTGGTCAAAGAATTTTTGCATCACAGCAACAATATTAATATAACCATTATTGGACTCCATATCCCAAAGAAGCGTATAATTGTTTTTAAGAGTTGTGTATTGTGGAACAACCTGCTTAAGGGTTCCCTTCTTGCTCTTTTTAGTGGACAAGTACGCTCTAGGTGGTTCGATTCCATTTGTGGCATTTGACACAACGGAACTGCTCTCTGAAGGCATCTGTGCGGACAGTGTTGAGTTCCGTACTCCGTATAGAATAATGTCGTCTCGAAGATTCTCCCAATCATAGTGAAGCTCATTCGGGACTATCTCATCGACATCACTCTTATATGTATCAATGGGGAGAATTCCACTTCCATACTTTGTTCTATAACTGTATTCACAGGCACCTTTCTCCTTGGCAAGATCTACTGTAGCACGAATAAGATAATATTGAAATGCCTCAGTAAGATCATGCACAAGTTTCCATGCCTCAGAGTCGTTATATGACACCCCATGCTTAGCAAGATAGTGTGCTAGTCCAATGTAACCGATACCAAGGGATCTCCGTGCCTTTGTGGCAATTTCTGCTGCTTTGATGGGGTATCCTTGAAAATCAATAAGTTCATCGAGACTCCTAACAGCAAGATCACAAAGGCTTTCAAGATCCTCAGTGCCCCTAATTTTACCAATATTAATAGCAGAAAGGATACAGAGAGCAATTTCCCCAGATTCATCGTCAATGTGGTTTAGTGGTTTGGTAGGAAGAGTGATCTCTTGACACAAATTGCTCATCTCAACTTTATCAAGGAAAGATGAATGACTGTTACAGTGATCAATATTCATGATGTACAGTCTACCAGTTTCTGCTCTTTCTTTCAAGATGTCCAGAAAAAGTTCTTGTGCTCTGATAGTCTTTCTTGGAACAGACTCATCCTGTTCATAACCCACATAGAGAGAGTCAAATGAATCAGTACCAAAAGCATCATTGAGACCTGGTACGTCATGCGGTGAGAATAAGCTAATTTCTCCATTCTGGATGAAACGCTCATAGAAAAGTTTTGAAATCTGGATGGAGTAATCAAGTTTACGAACCCTGTTATCTTCTGTGCCTTTGTTGTTCTTAAGAACAATAATATCTTCTATTTCTTGGTGCCAGATTGGGAAGTGGACAGTCGCTGACCCACCACGAATTCCATTCTGTGTACAGCAGCGGACAGTTGATTCAAACTTTTTAAGGAAAGGTACAACACCTGTGTGTTGAACTTCTCCGCCTCTGATTTTACTGTTGACGCCACGGATTCTGCCTGCGTTGATGCCGATGCCCGCCCTTTGTGCAACGTATCTGCCAATAGCCATATCAGAGCTAAAGATGCTATCGAGGGAGTCATCAACATCAACAAGAACACAGCTAGCATATTGTCGAAGTGGAGTTCGCACTCCTGCCATGATAGGTGTGGGAATGTTGATTTTGTGTTTGGAGATTGCGTCGTAGTATCTTTTGACATAATCCAACCTTGTGTCCTTAGGATATTTGGAAAAAATGGTTGCTGCAATCAGCAGGTACATGAACTGTGGAGTTTCATAGAGTGCTCCAGTGCTCCTATCCTGTACAAGATATTTATCCACAACTTGCCGCAATCCGGCATATGTAAACAAATAATCACGGTCGTGATCTATGAAAGATTGAAGTTTATCAAATTCTTCAGCATCATACAGATTCATAATTTCAGCATCATATACACCTTTCTTGATGCAATCATTTACATGATTTCTAACAGTAGGTGCTTGATGCATACGTCCATATAATTGCTTACGAAGAGCAAACAAAAGCAGACGTGCGGCAACAAATTGATAATTAGGATGATCAAGATCAATGAGATCACTTGCAGATCGAATCAAAATCTCTTGAATTTCTGCAGTAGAAACACCATCATAAAACTGAATACCAGATTGAATCTCAACCTGACTTGCAGAAACTCCAGCAAGATCTTTACATGCTTCATCAACCATCTTATGAAGTTTATTCAAATCAAGAGGTTCTGTTGTGCCGTTTCTCTTGACTACTTTTGTTCCGTTGGTCATATTTTTTTCCAATTGTTAAATTTAATTTTTGCTTCTAAGCCGTGGTATGTATTTGATTTTAACATGGACATAACTTCATGTCCAGCAAGAATCATATCATTGATATCTTTCTCCGTTATATTTGTCGGCCAAATAATTACGGAGTCGCCACTATCGATTGTTCTAGAGATTCGTTCGACAATCTCTCTGTTCCTGGGTTCATTATCATAAACCCAAACAGGATTGCTAATCCCCCAACTATGCACATCAGCATCAGCTCCGCACATAGCAATCGAGTTGC